AGACGGAGGATGTATTGGTGTCACGTGCCGGAGGTGGAAGGGTGCTGGGCACCCGCCGTCCACTCCAACTGTATCCATAACGAACACAGAGCACTAGTGATGAGGACTTTGGGTCCAACTCCGGCTTACCCTGCCAATAACTATGCCAGACGCATTTATAGAGATTTTCGTCGGCTGGTGAGGCGGGCAGAGCTAGTGCCGTGGACGGAGGAGAAGGTTGTTGAGTCCTACAGCGGTAGGTTGGCAATACGTTACGAGCAAGCCAGGATCTCGCTGGTTGAGGATGGCACATTGTCGAGTGCGGATAAAACCTTGAAGTCTTTTGTTAAGGCAGAGAAGTTTAATCCCCTCCTCAAGGCATCCAAACCACGGCTGATTAATGCTAGATCCCCCAGATTTAATCTGCGGTTGGCCACCTGGCTCAAGCCTTTGGAGCATTATTTTTGGAGGGCTCTGAAGTCACGATGCCGGGGAGTGCGTAAAACCAGGGTGGTGGGGAAGGGATTGAACGGCAAGAAGCGTGCCAAGCTGATTGCGGACAAGATGGAAGCGGTAGGGCATGGATGCACGGTCTTCGAGGTCGACGGGATAGCCTTTGAGGCTCATGTTACCCTGGATGAGATCCAGTTTGAGCACGGGGTTTACCTGGCGGCATACAGCGACGATCCAGAGCTTGCGGCGACACTCAAATGTCAACAGAAGCTGAAGGGGGTCACGAGTTGCGGAATCAAGTATGAGAGGCCTGGATGCAGGGCTTCGGGAGACTTCAACACGGGTTTGGGCAACACTTTGGTGATGCTCGGCTCAGTCTTCGCGGCCATGGACCTGCTGAAGGATAGAGGCTTTTCCGCTAAGTGGGACGTCCTAGCTGACGGCGACAATTGTCTTGTGTTTGTCGAGCGACGGGGTGCGGATGAGCTTTATCGCGAGTTCGCCCCCGCCGTATCTGCAGTCAGTGGTCAAGAACTGACTGTCGAGAAACCTGTTCAGTTGCTCGAGGAGGTGGTATTCGGGCAGAGCCACCCAGTCTTTAATGGCAGGGAGTACGTAATGGTCAGGGATGTTTTCAAGACACTTTCCTATGCTTTTAGCGGTTATCGACATTACCGCGATTATGCTAGGCATGGTGTCCGCGTCCTTAAGGCCATCGCGGAATGTGAAACTGCACTGGCTATCGGTGTACCAGTACTACAGGCATACTTCTCAGGTGCCTTAAGGAAGTTACAGCACGTACCAGACCTAACCGACCCCACGCAATTTCTTGAGGCGAGGCACATTGAAGCGTATAGATCTCTAGGCGGTACCGATATACACAAGGTCTTGGAGCAAGTTAGACCCATATCGGACGATGCCAGAATCTCGTTTTCCAAGGCGTTTGGCATCGATGTGGGTGCACAGTTGGAGCTTGAAGAAAGTTTGGTTAGGGGAATCTCCTTCCCGCACGAAGAGGGGTTCTTAGCCAAGGTCTGGACCAGATTTGGGTTCAATTGGGT